TTACATCTCCGTTGTGATTTCTGTCCCGTTCCTGAAAGTAAAGACCACCCTGCCGTCTGAATAGACCGTAGCGTAATCGACTAACTGGTAGAACAGCCGGTCATCAAAGGCAAGCGGCAGTTCATGGATTTCTCCAAGCTCGAACAGAAATCCGCTGAAAATATCATATTTGAATTCCCTTTCTTTCCGTTCTTTCTCCAGGCCGTCCATCCTGCTTTCCAGTGCGGCATACCGGCTGACATACCCGTCATACCGTTTCCGATAATCGTTCTGGTCCATTTTCCTCGTGGCGTTTTCGTCTATCAGCTTCTGGATCAGCCCTGTGGTCACTTCCATTTCACTTCTGACCTCTTCCATCTCCCGGTTGATTGCCTCGCAGTCACCTAAAACGTGCATGACCGCCCGGCAGTCATCAATCAGGCTGTCCCTGTTCTCCATCAGGCTGCTCAACGCTTCCAGAAACAATTCCTGTATCCTCTGCTCGTACAGATGGGGCGTTGTGCATTTATGTTCTCCCTTGAACTTGGCATTGCACTGCCAGACTGTGCGCTTATATTTGCTGTTGGAATGCCACACCTTAGAGCCGAAGTATGCCCCGCAGTCCCCGCATTTCAGCTTGGCGGAAAACGGGCTGCAGCAATTGCTCCTTCCCGCCGCCCTCCGATGCTCCATCTCCAATTGTACCAACTGCCACTCGGAAGGGGAAATGATGGCATCATGGCTGCCCTCCACATAATACTGCGGAACTTCCCCTTCGTTCGCCTTTCGTTTCTTGGAGAGGAAATCCACCGTGTAACACTTTTGCAGACGTGCATCGCCCTTGTACTTTTCATTCGTCAGGATATTTTCCACCGTCCGGTGCCGCCACCCGCTTTTTCCGGTCGGCGTGGGAATTTCCTGCTCCGTCAAATACTTTGCAATGGCATAAGGCGTTTTCCCCTGCATGAACATCCGGTAAATCAGCCTTACGGTTTCCGCCTCCTCCGGCACAATCTCCATCTGCCCATCCTCGCCTTTCTTGTATCCGAGGAAGGTGCTGTACGCAAGGCTGACTTTGCCGTCTGCAAAACGCTTTCTCTTTCCCCAGGTAACATTCTCCGAGATGGAGCGGGATTCTTCCTGCGCAAGGCTGCTCATGATGGTAATCAGCAGCTCGCCTTTGGAGTCAAATGTAAAAATATTCTCTTTCTGGAAATAAACCTCCACGCCTCTTTCCTTCAGCTTCCGAACCGTAGAGAGGCTGTCTACCGTATTCCTTGCGAACCGGGATACCGATTTTGTCACGATCAGGTCTATCTTCCCATCCAGGGCATCCTTTATCATTTCATTAAAACCGTCCCTGTGACGGGTGTCGGTTGCGCTAATCCCTTCATCTGTATATACTTTGACAAATTCCCATTCCGGCCGGGATTGGATGTAGCTCGTGTAATAATCAACCTGTGCTTCGTAGCTGGTCAACTGCTCCTCGCTGTCTGTGCTGACACGGGCATAACCCGCCGTTTTCCGCTTCGTTACCGCATCCTTCCGGATTCCGGTATGGATATTCCTTGTTGCAGGAATGACTGTCACATTAGCCATCGTTCTCCTCCTTCCTGCCGTTTTTTCTCATGGTCCTGACTTCCTTCATCCGCTGACGCAGCATCTCCCGGTGTTCCGCAGAGGCCTCACCGTCACTCCAGTAGGCTTTCTTTTTTTCGCTTATGAGCCTGCGCCGTTCCTCCGGAAATTCATGGGTTCTCCAGTATTCTTTCATGCGCTCACTCTGCTGACGTTTCTGCTCATCTGTACGTTTCCGTCCAGAGTTTTTCAGGCTGATCTGCCGTTTCTGTTCTTCTGTACAGATATACTTGATTTCATGCTCCCTCCACCGTTTAACGGTTTCTTTTCCGTCCTTCAAGCAGAATACCAAAGTGCGGTCTTTTTCCGCTCTGATAACCGTTATCTTGTCCCTGACAGCATCCTCCGTAACTTCACCACCAATGACCTCCGCCGTCAGCCTGAAAAGTTCTTCCTCCGGGATAATCTCCGCGCCACAGCAATTCAATCCGTCTTTCCTCCGGGTGTGGCAGGTCCAGGTCCGGTATTTCGGGGCCCCTGAGCGCACATAACTTTTCCCGCACCGGCTGCATTTTACCATGCTGGTAAACGGGTATCTCGCAGTGGATTTGTTTCCATCCGGGCTTGCGAAATGCTCTGCTCTGCGCTGAATCTCCTCCTGCACCCGGTTAAAGGTATCCATGTCAATGATAGCCTCGTGGGTACCCTGCGCATGGTACATCGGTTTTTCCCCGTTGTTCTTGACGCTCCTTTTTGTGATGTAGTCTTCCCGGTAGGTTGTCTGCAAAATCAGGTTTCCGGTGTAAGCATAATTACGCAGCAGCTTTAAAATCGGGCTCCTGCTCCATGAGTTTCCGAGCCGCGTTTTGATGCCCATTGCATTCAGCCGGTTCCGTATGATTGTTGCGCCGGCACCTTCCAGATACCATGTGAAAATCATCCGCACCGTTTCCGCTTCCTCCGGCACAATCTCATACCGGCCATTCACATTACGGTAGCCAAGCAGAGTGCTGCTCCACGGTTTGCCCTCCTCAAAATTCTTCTTGATGCGCCACTTCTGGTTCTCGCTGGCTGAGCGGCTTTCTTCCTGCGCATAGGACGCCAGGATCGTCAGCATCAATTCCCCGTCCGCACTTAAGGAATGGATGTTCTGTTCTTCAAAGTAAACATCCACACCCAGCGTTTTCAGTTCCCGCACGGTCTCCAGGAGCGTGACCGTATTCCTGGCAAAGCGTGAGATAGATTTTGTGATGACCATGTCAATCTTTCCCGCCCTGCACTCTGAAAGCAACCTCCTGAAATTCTTCCTGGAATCCTTGGTTCCGGTCACGGCTTCATCCGCATAGACGCCGGCGTATTCCCAGCCGGCGTGGTTCTGGATCAGTTCGCTGTAATAGCTCACCTGCGCCGCCAGGGAATGACGCATGGCATCCTTGCCGGACGACACCCTGCAGTACGCCGCCACATTTTTATCTCTCGGCAACTGTGGGGAACCAAATGTGACCTGGGTAATTCTTCTCGCCATGCTTGTCCCTCCTTGTATCAAATTCCGCCATTTTGGCGTATGCTATTCATCACTCTGAACGGCTATAATATCAAGTCTTTTCTGTGAAAATGCTGTCCAAAGATAAGCCGTGCCTTTTGGCGATAATTGTGTAGGATTTCCGGCGGTCAGCGGCGGTAAGTACCCCTTCTGAAAAGAGCCTGTCGATCAATGAAAGGGAAACCCGGTAGGCCATCAGGTTCTCCGGCTCATACGCGGCTTCTGATTTCTTTCCGGTGTTTCCAGTAGCATTCCCGGCAGCAATATTTCCTTCTGCTGTTCCCATAAACCTCAAACTCCTTTCCGCATTGATGGCATACCAGCCGGTAGTAAGCCTTTTTATTGATCTCCGATGGGTGGCTGTTCCACCAGCGGCTGCGGCACTGGTCAGAGCAGAACTTCTTTTCCTTGCGCCCCTCAGTCTGCATGACCGGTTTCCCACACTGCGGACAGAAATGGGTGCATCCCATATCCGGATGCCTGCGCAGATAAGACTTCACGGTATTGACGGACAGCCCCAGAGCCTCGGCTATCGCCCCTGCGCTTTTACCCTGTAATCTCATATTGCCGATGGCAATCATATCTTCTTTCTTCACACTGACACCTCCTCAACATACGGAGATTTCCATAACGTTTTGAGGGGGTATTCAGGCAAAAAAATAATGCCCACGGAAGCCTTTTATGACCTCCGTGGGCATCATTCTTATACCTTCGTGCAGTAATCCAGCGAAACCCAGCCTGCGCCGCTTTTCAGCCGGCCCCATCTGGATGCGCCCTGTCCGTCTGCCTCCTCCACAATCGTGAAGGTTCCGATTCCTGTGTACTTCCCGGTTTTGGCATAGTTCGTCCCCGGCCCTTTACGGATATTCAGATCCGTGATGGACACCCGCACCAGATACGGGGAAAACGCTGCCGTGTCCGGTGTGTAGATGTTTACACCATTTACATCGAACACACTGTATCCCGGATTCTCATCCGCGCAGTTCTTTGCGTTCTCCAGAACGCGGAAAGCCCCGATCTGCGACTTGGCATCCGCCCAGGTCTTACGGACCCGGTACCAGATGTCGGCAGTCCCAGAATCGCCGCCCGCCGTACCGCAGATATTTTTCAAGATGGTCAGGATTTTCTCCCCATACCCGGCGCCAGCCGCCCAGCCTTTCCCCTGGGGGTTTTCCTGCTGGCCGAGCCACTCCACATATTCCGCGCTGCCCCTGGTGACGTACTTAAAACGCGGGTCAACGCAGTCATTCTTCAAAGCATCGGTGGACGCATACGCCTTTAAATGCTGGATTTGCGCCCGGATACCAAGCTGCGGCGTGTCAAAGGAATTGCCCTTCAGCCCGTTGCTCGTCACACCCATCCCACAGAAGTTGTTCTGATCCAGCGTGACCGCAGAGCCGGAGAAGGTAAAGTTCCCGGTCTCCAGGCAGGACTGCGCGAAGGCGATGTCACCGCGCACACCCTCTGCCTGTCCCTCGGAAAGGTAGAGCGGAATCATGTCCAGGACGCTCTGCGGGACTTGCGGGTTCTTCCCCTGGATGTAGGTTTCCATCTGCTCTGCCGTAGCCACGGCGGTTCCCATGATCTTGGTATAGCCGCTGGTTTCCGCAGAGGAGCCGCCATCCATCGCCGCTTTAACCGCCTGACGGAAGGTGTCCATCGTGTAGCCCATACCAAGCTGTGTCCAGAGATGCTCCGGGTCGCCGTGGTTGGAAGCGATGCCCCGGCTGTGTCCCTCCCGGTGGCTGATGATCACGCCGTCTGCGGTCGGGTTCAGGCTGTACTGCTTACACAGCATGGCAAACAGTTCTACGGCCGCTTCGTAGGTACGTTTCGCCACAGCCTTTGCCGTTGCGGTATCGGAGCAGGTAAAATTCGCCCCGCTTGTGTACTTGATACAGGCAGGCTCGCACATCTCCACACCGATGTGGGTGTTGTTTCCACTGCCCTTGCTGCCGGAGCCGCAGTGCCAGCCCCGGTGGTTCCAAGGGAGGGTCTGGTACACCGTGCCGTCATTGCCGTCAATAAAACCATGCACACAGGCATTGTCATAGGACGGGCTGTTCCAGCTATTGATAAACACAGACGCCTTTGGCTGCGGGCAGCCCACGGAATGGAGCATCAGCCCCTTGACCGTGATTTTTCTCCCTGCCGTATAGCAGGGGTTTTTCGTTAAGATCGATTCCACCAGTTTCATAATTACTCATCCTCCTGATTGCTGTTTTCTGTTTCCGCCCGGTCATGGAGCTGTTCCAGGATTTCCTTCATCTTCTCCGGCACAGGGAGCCCCAGGTGCGCCGCGTTCTCCAGAAGGCTCACGCCCTCGTTGGAGAGGTAAAAGAAGATGACCGCCGTGCGAAGGACGCTGCCTGTGCCGATCACCTGTACATCCAGGATGTTGGCAATCCCAACCAGCAGGAAGATCAGCACCTTCCGGCAGATACCCTTAAATCCCACTTCGCTGGACAGCTTCTTGTCCGAGATGGCGCACATCACGCCCGTGACGTAATCCACCGCCACGAACACTACCAGGGCGATGAGCAGCCCGTCGCAGCCGCCCAGGAAATAGCCCAGCCACCCGCCGATGGCCGCAAAGATCACCTGCGCCGTGTTCCAAAGTTCCTTCATGTTGATACCTCCGTTTCTTGAAATGGTTTTGTGTATGAAAAAAGCGGCCGCCCCGCAGGACAGTCGCCAGTTCCCGTAAGTTATTCTGTTTGCTTCGGCAGCCATTCCCACAGCCGCATATCCTCCTGACCCAAAGACCACATACACATCCCCCGGAGCTTCCAGCGGTACGCCGCCTGGTTCGCCCAATAGACCAGAGAATCCACGTCCTGGTAGTAGAGGATGGAGAAGCCGTCCGCGTCTCCGAGGAACAGCCGGGAGATCCAGATGTTGATGTCCTTTGGTATGACCTTTGCCGTATAGTTCCCGCCGCAGGAAATCTCTAAAAGGTCGGAATGAAAGAAATCATAATCCAGGGAGATGTCCTCGCTCCGGGTGGAGGTTTCCTCCACATCGGAGGTCAGCGTGAACACCTGAAACTCTTCATCCCAGGTACAGTTGGAGCGGGATATTCTGCCATAGGATTTCTGCGTTCCGTCCGGCATCTCCACATCAAACCGCTCATACGGCTCGTAGGTCCAGGCGTCCCCCAGCCGCAGCAGCTCGCAGACTGTGGTGTTGTCCGAGCGGTACCCGGCGTAGCCCCCGGAAAAGCCGCTGGCTGTCACCGTAAAGCGCAGGGTGTAGGAGGAGCCGGAATACACCCGCACCCGGTTCCCACGGACACGCATTTCCACCGTGTACATGGTAGGATTGCCCCGCAGGTCTGCCGATGAAGTCCTTGCGATCTCCTGGCTGTAGCTGCCAAGGAGCGTGGAACCATTGTATAACTCCACCGCCTGGGTGTCGTAGTTTAAGCAGCAGAACAGGCTGCCGCAGAATACGCCGGCCCGCCCGCTGCCGTTTGCCGGGAAAGCCAGCCTGGCCCGAAGATGCAGCTCTGAAAAACCGTCATACTGCCACGCAAGCTCCCCATGCCCTTCAAGCTGGGAGTAGACACGCTCCATCGAATATTCATCCGACCGCCACACCTCAAAGGAGCCGGAGCGCACCGTCCAGTAGTCCGTCTCCAGCACACCGTAATCCTGGAAGTCCTCATACCAGATGAGTGCCGAATCCGGCTTCCTTCGGAGCATCTCCAGCGTCAGCTTAAAGCCCTTATCGGGTACAGCCATATTGCCGTCCACATCCTTAAAACTCCTGGGCGCAAGGGCAAAGGCAGCCTCCCCGGCGGTAGGTTCCTCGGAAAAAGCCGAGCAGACCCGGAAACCGTAAAACTGGACGCCTTTGACGTCCAGAGATATGGTAATGGTGTGTGTCCCGGCCGAAAGCGTTACGCCGCTGGCGAGGGACGCCCAGAAGGTACTCCGCCAGTACGGCCACCACAGGCGGCTTTCCGTGAAGTGCTTTGTGCTTCCGTCCAGCGCCGCATAGATGCCGTTCTTATCCCAGAAGGGATAGCAGAGCCGCACCGCCACATCGTAAGTTCCCGCTGCATTTACGGAAAAGCTGTAGGTCACCGAGCCGTTATCGCCCAGGGTTGCGATACCGTTTTCAATGGAAACAATGCCAGACGCGCTGGAGTAGCCGTCAGCGTCCCGGTCGATGAAAATAGTTCCGAACTCGGTTTTCTGCTCCTTGCCGTAGGCAGTCAGGTAGCGCCTGCGGTTGTATGTGTCCGCAAGCTGAGGGTACTCGCGGGAAACTGCGTCCGCTCCTTCCATGTAATCGTAGACATGGGGAAAGGCGTAGGGCACCTTGTCATAATCATCCCAATAGGCCACGATAGGGAGAAAGGGCTGGGGCGGCGCATCACCTGTGAAGTTGTACGCTCCCGTCATCCAGTACCTTGCGGCGTAGTAGGTGTTGGAAACGCCCCGGTAGGTCTCGCCCAGGTTCTCCGGCGTATCGTAAATCTGCCAGTTCCAGCCGTAGGCCGGCATTCCCAGGAAAATCTTATCCGGGTCCATGACCTGGGTGGCGTAATCGTAGATGCCCTCCAGCCAGCTTCTCGGAGAAACCGGCCCCGGCGCGGAACCCGCCCATGCCATGCCGTAACTCATAATAGACGCCGTGTCACAGTAGGCATCGAGATCCCCGTAGACACACCAGTTCTCGCCGCCCACCGAGCCATTAACGGAAGTCATCCCCGGCAGGCAGATGTTCATGTGCTTCGTGGCATCGTAATTCTTTACCGTATTGTAGATGTTCTGGAACATGGCGGTTGACGCGGCATGGGTGGAATAGCCGTCCCCGCGTTCCAGGTCGATGTCGATGCCGTCACACCAGGGATACTTCTCCATGATGCGGATGATCTCCGAGAGGAACATCTCCTGCGCCCCGTTTGTGTTGTCCCGCAGGGCGCGGAAGATGCTGTTCGCCCCGTCGTTTGCCACCGTCAGCAGCCACTTGATATGGGGCCATTTGTTGATGTAGGTGAGCATATCCGAAATCGCCACGCCGCTCTCGTAAATCTCCCCGGTGGCCCGCACCTTAAAGGAGAACAGTCCGATCTGGCTGATGCGGTCGCCGTAGTCCCGGAGGGCTTCATACATCCGGGCGTTTCCCATGAACGTCCACACCATGATCTGTTTGCCTTTCAGTGTGTCCATCAGATCGGCTCACCTCCATCCTGCATTTCCTGCATCTCAAACAGCACCCGCGCCGTTTTCCCCTCCGGGAGCGTCACCTTATGCTTGGAATCCCAGGCGGCGCTGTACTGGTAAAAGCCCTCTTTTTTCTCCGGGCTGCCGTTCTTCGTACACTGCCGTGTGCTGGCAAGCAGAGCAAGGTCCGCTTCGGCGGGGACGGCGTTGGGGAAGGATACCTTCTGGCCGCCCGCCCCCTGGCAGAGGGAAACCGCCCCCGCTTCCAGGTCGGACTTGGGGTATAGATGCACATCCAGTCCAGCGGAAGTCTCCCCAAGGTTAAAGAGGATGACCGTTTCCTCGCCCCGCACCACGCCGTTGAACCAGACAGGGGCTTTGACTTCGCCGTCCACACGCAGCTTTTGGAGGAAGGGTTCGGTATGAGGCGTGTATCCCGTCAGCGCCGGACCTTCCTGAAGCATCAGGTCCGTAAAATAGATCGTGCCGGAGCAGTCCGCAATGGTAGGCTTCACGGTAACGCTCACGACACGCATATCCTGTTTCCGGTTGATAACCTCCGCCAGCCGGATAAAAGCAATCTTAGCCATCCAGCGTCCACTTCATCTCGCAGGGATGGCCTACCCATCCCGTCACCACGGACCCAGCCTGCAGGAGGATGTCCGTGATATAAAGCGTCCCGGTGCAGTTCGTTATGCACACCCGCACTGTGATGGACTTTACCCTGGAAGAATAGTTTTCCGGCGTAATCCGGGCGGAGGTCGAAGATAAATAAGCCATAGACACCTCCTAATACAAATCAATGAACCGGCTTTCCGTGCTGCCGTCCTCATACTCGATCACCACTTCAATGCCCACCTGGGAATCCTCGCTTAACTTCTCCAGATTTTCCGAGCCGATCTGCGCCGACAGGGTGTAGCTGGAGCGGTTGGCGGGATAGACGGTCTGGGACAGGCTCTTGGTCATGCCGGCCACGCCCTCCGCTTTGAAAGACGCCGTGCCGGACGCGCCGTTTTCACTGTCCGCCTCAAAGCCGGAACTGACCCAGTAGGCAAGCCCGTCATCGGCGCGGGAGTTTCTAAGCAGATTGAAAGGAACCATTTCTCGGATGTCGTTGTTCGACACCATGCTGGTGCCTTCCAGCGAGTCCGCCGCGTTGTCCCATTCACTGGCGGAACTGCCCAGGTTCTTCAGCGTGGTGGAAAGCTCCAGCACCGTGTTCCACGGCTCCTGCAGGTTGTATTCCCGGCGGACAATTCTTGTGGTGACCGAAAGCCCCAACTCCTTATCCTCCACCCGGACGTAATCTCCCAGTTCCCAGGCTTCATGCTCGTAGCCCGTCAGCACGGATAAGTCCATTGCGTTTAACACATAAGAAATGGTGGGCTTTGCGTAGTCAGCCAGCCGCATCTCGGCGTATTCCTTCATCTGGTAGGGATTCGTGAAAGAGGAGCAGTCCAGGGTGGAGATTCTCACCTCGTCTGTGTAGGTGAAGTCCTCCACATAGGGCCTTCCGCCGTTGATGTCCGCGAAGGTCATCCCTTCCGCGCCCACGGCGTACAACCGGGTCACAAGCTCCCTGGTGTCCACCACCCGCTGGATGGATTTCATGTTCTTCTTGTAGGCAAAAAGGGCGCCGCTGTCCTTGCCGTTGACCGTCAGCAGATGTACCAGCCGGTTCGGGCAGTCAAAGACCAGGTCGCCGCCGTGGAGGTCTGCGGTATTCCGAAGGATGGACAAAGCGTTTTTCTCCGTACTGGTCCAGGTGCGCTGTGTCCGCACCGTCACTGTGCCGACGCTCCATTCCGTACCCTCCAGGGCGTATGCCATCGCCGTTTCCGGGTACTCCGCTTCAAAGGTACGTTCCTCCTTGCGGACAGAGAAGGTCAGGTCATAGAACTCCGCCTCCGCGTACACCTCTGTGACGGCACGGCCGTCTGTGTCCCTGGTGTCCGTGACCGTCCTGACCTTATACACATCATCCACGATCTGGATCTTCTTCTCACTGTCGATATACCCCCGCTTGCCGTCCCGGTAGGGAATCTTAAAGGAAAGGGTGTCCTCGCCGTTGATCTCGCTGGTCACAATGATGTCATAAGCGTTTTCCAGTACCGCCTCCCATGCGCCGTTACTGTCCAATACCACTGGCCGTGCATAGCCGATCTTCTCATAGGGCGCTTTTGGGATGTCATAGAGCCGGATATCAATAACCTTCGGTGTCCGGGAGGTATCGTTTGTGGTCAGCGTTACCCGGAACCGGATATACGCCCGGTTGGGGGACGCCAGCTTTCCATCCGAGGGAACCGCCGCCCAATCGCTCCATTCCTCCAGGTCATCGCTGGTGGAGGTCTCCACCAGGGAAACCGCCGTGGTGCCGGAGATGTACTCACTGGTCACAGACACACGCCCGGTGCCGGAGAGGTTGCAGTCCGCCGCCGCTGTGGTCAGCACACCCTCGGATGGGTAAACGCCGTTTGATGCCCGGAGTGTGACTGCTCCCGGCTCCGTGATGCCGTCCACATCCCCGGAGGTATCGCCGCCGTTGGCCATAACTGAAGACCGGAAATAGTCCACCAGGTCATCGGCTGTGAGATTCGTATCGCAGTCCAGAAACCAGTCGTCCAGACCGCCGGCGTACCAGTAGGAGTCGGCGTGCATCCCCAGAATCAAATCCGCCGTGCAGGAGCGGTTCAGCTCCCCGGTAAAGGAAAGCACCTCCGATGCCCACACCGTGCCGCTGCCCCGGTCGCCCACCACATACTGCGCCGTCTTGTTGTCCGGCTCGATCAGGCAGGCGATAAAGTACCAGCCGCCGTTGACCAGGGAAAAGGGCGGGTCCACCGACTCGTCCAGGATCAAAGAGCCGGTATCGTTGTAGAGCATGATCCTCGGATCGCCCCGGATGAGGGATAGGTAGAAGATTGGCTGCCCCGGCCCGTACCGGGTGTTAAAAATCGGGCAGTAGGTATTCCCCACGGAATAGGTGGTGGGGTTCATCCAGCCGCCGCAGACAATCCTTGCCCCAAGGCTTGCGAAAATGCTGCCGTCGTTGGTCACTTTCAGATAGTTCTGCTCAGAAGATGGGTTCACAATGTTCATGCGGAAGTAATTCCCCAGACGGTTTGCGGAAAGGGACGCGCTGGTGCCGCTCCAGTTGTTGATGGTTGCTGCCCGTCCCATGCCGGAGGAATCCAAAAGGCAGTCGTCCTCATCCGGGTCTGATTCATTGAACCGCCACAGGCCGCCCTTTGCCCATTCTTCCGGGAACTCCCCGGTAAAGTCCGTCTGCTTGTTCAGTATCGTTTTTAGTGCCATGACCGCTCACCTCCATCTGCTCCTTGCCTGGATTTCCAGCCCCGTAAACGTAGCGTTTGCCGCCGTTACGGAAACCGTGTTGCTCCCCACCGCCAAGGTGGGAAAATTCAGTTCTTCCAGATACGGCAGGGCGTTCCGCAGGATAATCCCGTACGCGTCCTCCACATAGGCGGTCATCCGGTCGGTATCTACCACCAGCGTCTCGCCGACCGCAAGGGTGGCATTGACAATCTTTAATTCCTGCCCGTTGGTGGTGATGCTGATGGAATTGCCTGCCCCGGAGGTAATCACGCCCTCAATGCGGTAAATGGGGTTGGACTCCATGTTCCCGATGAGCCGCGTGACCGTGCTGTTTCCTGCTTCCGTGATGGAAAAGGTCTCATCCTCGATGGCATAGCCGAAGGGGTCCGGACAGAAGAAGGTCAGGTCAAAGCTGCCGGAGGAACGCAGAAGCCGTTCGCATTCCACCGCCGCGTTCAGCCTTGCCATGAAGTACCGGTCCGGCACATCATCCAGGACGAGCTGCTTTAAGCCGCCCACCGGGTCGAGCCACGCGGCAATATCATCCAGTGTGGAAACCAGGGCGGAAAAGCTGTGCCTGGGGAAGATGCTGCAGGAGACCACAATCTCCCGGTAGTCAAAATCCGCCCCAAAATCCGTCACGCCGTATTTGCCGGGGACCGTTGTAGTAAAGTTCCGTAAACTTCCGCTGACCTGCCAGGAGGTCAGCCTTGCCTTTAGGCCCATGCTCTTGGATGTGATGTCGTTATAGGAAAAGCCCACAAAGGCACCTCCTTTCGTCCTCGCAAACTCCATATCATTCGTTTCCACGCAAGCGTGAAAAGCTCATTCATTCCGTTGCTCGTCCTCTTCCCACAAAGCCATACGGCTTTGCGGGAGCCCTAAGCAGTGCTGAACCGTCCCTGGGCGCGGGAGCCGGTCTGGATCAGGTTGTATAGTTCCTGGGAAATCCTACGGATGTCATCCTCACTTCGGACGATCATCTGCTGGATGGTGATGAGGGTTCCAAAAGAGGAACCGCCCGCTCCGCCCATACCGCCGGCCACGGAACCCACCGTCCCGGCTGTGTCAAAGGCAAAGTTCGAGGGGACTGCGGACTTCATATCCGCCGCCAGACCGTTCATCACGCCCAGGATGCCGTTGTTCAAATCCTCTGCGGCGCTGACCGCTTCACCGGCGCTGTCTTCAATGCCGCCGGCAAGGCCCCTGCCAAGCATCTCGCCCACCCAGGCCATTTCCTTCGAGGGCGAATTGATACCAAAGAAGCTGCAGATCCCGTCCCAGATGCCGGAAATCCAGCCGGATACTTTGTCCCAGATCCATCCTGCAAGGCTCTGGATACCCTGCCACAGCCCCTGCACGATGTTCTTGCCGATGTTGACAATCTGGCCCATAGACGAGATAAAGGCATTCACAATCCCCGCAATGATCTGCGGCACCGCCTTTACGATCTCCACAATGATGGTAGGTAGGTTCTGGATCAGCGAAACAAATAGCTGCACGCCTGCCTGGATAATCTGCGGGATGCTGTTTAAGATGGCATTTACCAGCGAGGAAATAATCTGCGGGATCGCCCCCACAATGGTGGTAATGATGGTCGGCAGGTTCTGGATCAGGGAAATCAGCAGGTTCACACCCGCGTCAATGATCTGGGGGATACTGCCGAGGATGGCGGTCACCAGCCCGTCAATGATCTGCGGGATTGCCGCCACAATGGCCGTGATGATCTCCGGCAGTGCGGAGACCAGCGAGGTCAATAGCTGTATCCCGGCGTTGATGATCTGTGGGATTGCCCCGACGATAAACTCCACAATCGCCGTAATGATGGCGGGCAGGGCCGCAATCAGGACCGGGATGGCATTCAGCAGCCCCTGGGCCAGCCCCATAATAAGCTGCAGCGCTGCGTCCAGAATCATCGGCAGATTTTCGATCAGGGTCTGCACGATCTGGGTAACCACAAGGACAATCTGCGGAATCAGAGTGGGAACCGCCGCCGCGATGCCCTGGGCCAGCGTGACGATGATCTGCGTCGCGCCTTCCATCACAGCCGGAAGGCTCTGGATGATGCCGGAAAGCAGCGAGGTCAGCATCTGCATCCCGGTGTTTACAAACTGCGGCAGCATGGAAACCGCCGTATTCACCAGCCCCGTAATGGCCCCGGCAAAGGCTTCATCCGCCCCGTCCACGCCGTTGACCATGTCGGTAAAGGCGGAGATGACTTCCGAAATTGCCGGGAGGAACTCTGCCCGGAGGCTGTTCTTCACATTGGAGATGGTTTCCCCAAGCCCCGCCAGGGTCTCGTCAAGCTGCGCCTGTCCTTCTCTGGAAGCCACCAGCGCCTCATTGTTGCGGTAAAACGCGCCGCTCGCCTCATCATAGGCTCCGGAGAGGGTCTCCATGATCAGGCGGTTTCTCTCGCTTTCACTGGAACAGGCAGCCAGCTTCTCGTTGAAGGCATCCTCGCTGATGCCCACCCAGTTTAAGGCGTCCGCCAGGGAGCCGGTAACCTCACCCACCTTGGCTGTTTCGTTGGCGGACTCGATCATGCCCTCGATGGGAAGGGCGTCGCCAAAGGTACCGTAGACACCGGCCGCGATATTCGTCCACTTGGTAATGTCCTGCTCGTTCTGGGCAAGCTGCGCCAGGAGCTGGGACGCTTCTGTGGCCGTGTCCGTATCGCCCAGGATTTTATAGAACTCCGTGTAGGATTTCTGTGCCGCGTCCCCACTGTATCCCGCCGCCTCAAAGGCGGTGGTCAGCTTACCCTGGGCTACCCGGTATTCCTCAGTGGCTTCGTCCAGGTTCCAGATGGCGCTGCCAAGTTCCTGGATGCCGCTTAACGCCGCCTGGATGCCGGAGGAGATGAGATTGCCCATCGCCACCGTGGCGACCGAAAGGCCGGAGCCTAATTTATCTGCCCCGCTGGATGCGTCCTCCAGCGAATCGCCGAAATCCTCCGCCACATCCCCGGCATCCTTCATCCGCTCCCGGTTCTCCCGCAGTTCCCCGGAAAGCTGGGAAATACGCCCCTCCAGTTCCTTTGCCTCGCTGGAGCCTTTCCCGTACTCCAGAACCGCATTGGAATAGGCACGTTTCATCCCGGCCAGTTCTTCTTCCTGACGGGAAATCTCCTGGGAGAGCCGCTCTGTGGCGTCCGCCGCCTCCGTCTCTTGCCGGGAGAGGGACTCAATGGCCCGCTCATTAGCGGAAAGTTCCCGTTCCATGCCGTTTAAGGCGGCTTCGGCGTTGTTAAGCTGGATCTGCCAGTTCTGTGTCCGGCGGTCGTTCTCCCCAAAGGAATCGGAGGCGTTCTGGAGGGCGGCCCGCAGCGTTTCAATCTTCTGGCGCTGGGCGTCGATTTCCTTGTTCAGAACGGTATTCCTCGCAGAAAGCGCCTGGATGGATTTATCGTTGGCATCAAACTGCGAGGAAACCAGCTTCATCTCGGAACCCAACACCTTAAAGGACTGGTTGATCTCCGACAAAGCCTTTTTAAATTCCTTTTCGCCCTCAATGCCGATTTTCAGGCCAAAATTGTCCGCCACGGGCCGCACCTCCTTCCTTCGTCCTCATGGACTTCATATCCCTCGTTTTCGTGTAAACACGAAAACTCGCTCATTCCGTCATTCGTCCTCTCCCCACAAAGCCACTTGGCTTTGTGGGGTCCCCCGTCATATCCCATAGGGAATGACATCATCTATCGTCAGTTCCCGTTTCGGCTTCGCAATCCCCAAAAACTGCCTGTGGCATTCCCACAGGTCCATGAGCAGGCCAAACGGCATGAGCCACACCTCGTCCATGCGCAGGGAGAGGTGGGTCATGCCGTAATACAAAAGCCGGGTAAACAATTCTTCATCGCTTACCCGGCCGCCGTGTTTTTTCCCTCCGGCTCACTTTCGATATTCCGTTTCGTCCCTCGGTACATGGCCTCCATGATGGCGTCCTTATAGTCCGTCAGTTCCATTGGGGAGGTGAGAAGTTCCACCTCCTCGGCGGTCAGCTCCGGCTTTTTGTCCTCCGGATGTTTCAGGTTGTGGACGAGGATCGGCTGGTTGCACAGAAGGGTAATCAGCCACACGATCTCGTCCAGCGCCATCTCAAAGTTCTCCGCTTTCATCAGTTTCTCGCCCAGGTTCTCCAATCCGCCGTAGCGTCCGGCGATGGCCTTGGTCGCCCTGGTAGTCAGGAGCATTTCATATTCCTGCCCGCCGATATTGACAGTAGCTGTTCTTTCATCCATATCTCAAAACCTCCTTACCCTTCGCCGCCTGTGTCAGATGTCTGATCCGCATAGGACGGCTCATAGACTTCATCGTACCAGCCTGAAATAACCGTGGGAGACACACCGGAGTCATCCTCGGACACCTCCGCTTTCCAGGGATGCTTGCCCTGGCCGTCCACCTTATTGCGGCGGGTCACCGTCCCCTCGATGGAAGGGGTGGAAAACTCGATGCTCTCGCCCTTGGTAGTCAGGTTGGTGGCGGGGATGCCGAAAATCACACGGTACAGCCAGAAATAGCGGTACTTGCCGTTTGCCTTCTTGGCCCGGAAGCCGATGGCGACCGGAGCGCCGCCGTCCTCCGATGCAGAGATCAGGACGCCGTTTTCATCGATCACCGCCCCGGTCAGGTCTTCCGCCACGCCTTTCCCAATATCGTCCACACCCAGCGTCAGCGTCCCGCTCTGGAACTCCTTCACGACCTCCGCCGCGCCATCATCCGCGTACAGCGTAGCTTCCGCCAGTTCCACGGAAAGCTCGGCGGTCATGGCTTTTGCCAAAGCCACCGGGGCGGCGTAAGTCTCATCGCCATTTACACCCTCGGTAATCTTCGAGTAGAAAAGTTTATCAAGGCCAATGGTAGCCATAGTTCATTCCTCCAATCCATACAGTTTTGCCACGTCAATGGCATAGTGGTGGTAGCCGGTATCGTCCTCATGACCGATGTACCGCCTGTCCGTAATCACAAAATCAGCGGCAAGGAGCGCCTTTGAAAGCTGCCTCTTCCTCTTCAGATAGTTTCCTTTGGAGAACAGGGAGAGCCGCGCCTCCTGGGTTTCATACCCCGGCAGGTTATCCGCGTGGAGTTCATAAGTATCCGCCAAAGGCGTAACCACCACATATTCCTCCGGCGGCTCCCCGGAGAACACGCCTGTCTCCACAGACAGTCCGCAGCCGGTGACCGCAGCCTTGATTTCCGAAAGCAGATTCAAATCTTCTCCACCTCCTCGTCCAGCTTCGCCTTCATGGCGTTGATACAAGCATTCCGGGAAGAGGAACGGGCCGGTTTTAAGAAGGGTTTTGCAGGCTGGCCGCTTTTGCCGTATTCCAGGATGGTGGCGATCTTGGCGTTGCTGTCGCCGTCCGACCTTGGCTCGGAAAAGCCCACCTTCACATTGAAGTCCCCATTCTTATCCTGCAGGGCGGGAGATGTGCCAAGGGAGCGAAGAAGCTCCCCGGTGCTTCGGGACTCATACTTCGTCCCGCTGCCGATAACCGCCTGCAGGTTGGAGCGCACCTTGTCCTCCACAACCTCCGCACCCGCCTCCAGCACCTTCGGGAGAATCTCATCGGTTTTATCCGCCAGCCGGGATACCTTCATCAGGAAATCATCCGGCATCCTCCATGTCGCTTTAGCCACCTGGTTTCACCTCCTGTACCAGTACTTCCAGATACATCCCCCTGCCTTTGATATCCTCCACCGAAGTAATCTCAAAGGTATGCCCGTCACAGAGGATGCGCATATCGGTTGTGACCGTAACGCCGGGTATCACGCGGAATTGAAAAAGGTCGGTGGCAGTGGAAAAGGATGCCATGTTGGCCCATTTCTCACTGCCGTGCCGGCCTTCCCGGTAAGCGCGTACCTCTGCCACGGTCACATCCGTTTCCGTCTTAAAGCCCTCATCATCCTGCGTGAACTGTTTTTCCACAATGGAGATGAAGGTGTTCATCTTTCCAAAGCTCATGTCACACCTTCCTCGTCGTCACAAACTCCATATCGCTCGTTTCCGTTGGGGCACGAAAAGCTCGCTCATTCCGTTGTTCCTCCTCTCCCCAAAAAGCCATACGGCTTTCCGGGGACCCCACTGGTGCTAAACGCACCAGTTTCGGTCGAGCCGAAGCAGAAGGTTGACCGTGTTCCAGACCTGCTGTGCCGCGTTTGTGTTATCAGCAAAGAATCCGCCCGTGGAACCGTCCCTGGACTCATAGAAATGCGATGCCAGCATGATCACCGCCTGTTCGGTGGTGGCCGGCATCGCATTCTCCGTGTAATAGCCCTCCTGGATATGCTGGTAGCTCTCCGCGTAGGAAACAGCGGCGGTGATGTAGCTCTGCAAAAGCGCGTCATCCACCGAATGTTCCAGAATCAGGTTTGCTTTGACTTTTTCCAGCAGAGTGTCCATCACCGCCGCCCCCTTCCTTAACTGGATGCCATCAGGTCCGCTGCCTTCAGCTTGGCCAGCAGGCCGTTGAAATCAGAAACCAGAGTGGAAACATCCTCCGCAACACTGTCTGCCTGGTTTGCCGCCTGGGGAACCTCGGCGGCGGGCAAACCGGTAACAGAAGCCCCCTCCTTGATTTCGAGGGTGCCTCCGATCACCCACTTATCGCCGCCCTGCTCCATGTAGTTCTTTCCGTTGTAACTCATCTGTCAGCCCTCCCTTACGATGCTTTCTGTACCAGCACCTTGACAGCCTCCGGCAGGATCATCTTGCCGTCCACGCGCTGGGAAGCGAGGAAGCCCACCTGACCGTTTGCCGCATACAGTTCGTTCAGGCGCTTGAAGGAACGTCCCTGGCGGTCTGCGATCCAGTAGTAGCTGAAATCACCGAAAGCGATGGTCTTTGCGCTGGCGGCGATGGCGGGCATATAGGCCGAAGTACGCACAGGACGGCCCAGGATGGTATCCGGCGTTCCGGCAGTCAGGGAAGGCTGCCACAGGTACTGGCCGCTGCCATCTTTCAGTTTACGGACTGCCTTGATGGTGGAATCGTTCAGCACCCACACAGCGTTGCGGCGGTAGGGCGATTTCAGGGAGTAGAACAGGTCGATCAGTTCATCGGCGGTAATCGCGGTGGCAGATGCGGCAGTGATGCCGGTCTCTGCGCCGCCGCTGGCTGCCAGGATGCCCAGGGGTTTGCCGGAACCGTCCCCGGTAAAGAAGGCTTCCTCCTCCTTGGCGCCGATACGGCGGGCAAATTCACGGGAGATGTAGCTTTCCAGGTCAAAGACACTGTCGTTTAACAGTTCCTCGGAAACCTTGATCATCGTCCCCAGCTTATACGCCCCGATGGATACCTGGCCGAAGGAATCATCGCTCTCCGTGTAGGCGCCTTCCTCATCGATCCAGGAGGCGGTTCCCTTGGTCGCCACCACCGGGATCTTCCGGTCGCCGCTGGAGGTCTGGATCACCCTGGCAAGCTGGCGGAATACATTTTCCTCTTCCAGTGCCTCTACCAGGGTGCGCTCATATTCGTCCGGTACCAGATAGCCGCCCTCGGAGTCCGTCCCGATCTGCAGGGCATTTACCACAGAGGGCATCGGTGCTTTGGAGCGCATCATGTTCCAGAAGTTAGAACGGTACTCATCGGTGGCGCGGCCGGTCTTAGTCTCCTCCTTGCCGCTCATGGGCTTACCCGTCAGGGGCTTGTTCACCGGGCGGTTCAGTTCCGCCTCCAGCGCCTCCTGACGTTCCAGGCGGGCGATCTCCTTGCCCAGGTCGGTGATCTCCTGCTCCATGCGGGTATAGGCGGCGTCATCCTCGGCGGACAGGACGCCCTTATCGTTTCTGTGGGAATCCAGAAAGGCTTTCGCAGCTTCCCAGGCTTTGGCGCGCTTCTCGCGCAGTTCAAGAATCGTCATAGTGGTATCCTCCTTAATGTTTCAAAAGATTGAGCCGCTCGTAGAGACTGTCTACAGAGCGGCCCTTAGGTTTGGAATCTTCGGTTTTCTTAGGGTTGGTTTTACACTTTGCCGCGATCTTATCCATCAGGGAGCCCCTCACAGCGGCTTTGGAATACAGCATGGACACCGCAGGCGGCTCCATGTCCTCCGGTACATCGGAGCGTTTGAGAATATCATCGGCAAAGCCAAGCTCCACCGCCTTGTTTGCGTCCATCCAGGTCTCCGCGTCCATCAGATGGGACAACTTGGCGCGGGACAGCCCGGTCTTGATCTCATAGGCGTTGATGATGGAATCCTTCACGCTGCCAAGCATCTCGATGGCTTTCTGCATCTCTGCGGTATCGCCCATCGCTACGGTCATGGGATTGTGGATCATCATCATGGACACCGGGCTGACCAGTACTTTTGTACCAGCCATCGCAATCACGCTGGCAGCGGATGCTGCGATGCCGTCAATCTTGACCGTGACATTGTGCGGATAGTCCATGAGCATATTGTAGATCTGGGCAGCCGCCACACAGTCCCCGCCGGGGCTGTTGATCCAGACGGTAATATCGCCGTCCCCAGCCATCAGTTCCTCTTTGAAAAGCTGGGGTGTGACATCATCGTCAAACCAGCTTTCCTCGGCGATAGTGCCGTTCAGGAACAGCGTCCGTTCCGCCGGAGCTGTCTCCGTCGCCGCCTGGTTCTTCCACTTCCAGAACTTCTTCATCGGGGTTTTCCTCCTTTCCCGTTTGTGTATCTGCAAAAGCCCCGGCGTTTCTAAGCGGGAGCATATTGCCGTTGATCAGGTACAGGTCTCCGCCTTCCTCGGCGGGGATGCGGTCCATGTTCTCCAGTTCCCGGATGTCGTTGGCGCTCATCCAGCCGTTCTGCCTTGCCGTAGCGTAGCCGGACATTCTGCTGGCATAATCGCCCCGGAGCAGCCCTTCCACGTTGAACTTGGCAAAATACCGCTTCTTTTCCTCCGGGGAAAAAAGCGTCCGCTGGATGGACTGCTCCCAGCGCACCAGCCAAGGCTCCAGCGTGTATTTCACAAACTCTAAAGACTGCTGCTCAATGTTGGAAAAGCTGGATTTTTCCAGGTCGCCCACCATGTGGGGCGGCACCCGGAAGATGCGGGCAATCTCATTGATCTGGAACTTCCTTGTCTCCAGAAACTGCGCCTGTTCCGGGGAGATGCCGATGGGCGTGTATTTCATGCCCTCCTCCAGCACGGCGATCTTATTGCTGTTCGCCGAACCGCCAAAGGTGGACTGCCAGCTTTCCCGGACACGCTGCGGGTCTTTGATCGTCCCAGGATGCTCCAGCACGCCGCCGGGGGCCGCACCGTTGGCAAAGAACTTCGCCCCGTATTCCTCACAGGCAATCGCCATGCCGATGGCGTTCTTCGCCATAGCGATAGGGGAATAGCCCACCAGCCCGTCAAAGCCAAGCCCTGGGATGTGCAGCACATCGGACGGATTCAGCCGGACAAGACTGCCTTTGACCGTAGGCGCGTCATCCATGCTGACGGTGTATTCGTAATAAAGCTGTCCCTCGCTGTCACGATTGACTGTCATCCGATCCGGCATCAGCGGATAGAGGGCAATCACTTCACCTTTTCCGTTGCGGATAATCTGTGCGTAAGCATTTCCCCACAGCAAAAGGTGCGTCATGAGCGTTTCCCGGAACACAAAAGAACTCATCTCCGGGTTCGGCTCGTCATGCAGGAGCAGATACAACGGATGGTCGATGGCTTTCTCCTTGCCACCGTCCTCCTTGTAACGGTAGAGGTGCAGCGGCAGACCTGCCACCGCTTCCGCCAGGATACGGACGCAGGAATACACCGCCGTCATCTGCATGGCAGACCGTTCATTGACCCGTTTGCCCGCAGCACTTCCTCCAAAGAAAAAGCTGTAGGCGCTGCCTGCAGTGCGGTTCTGGGGCTTATCCCTGGAACGGAAAAGCCCGGAAAAAATACCCATATCGAATCACCGTCCTTTCAGATAAACAAAAGGCCCCGGCTGTCATAAACCGAAGCGCCTGTATCGTTCCCACAGCGGATCGCCCGGTCAAGCCCCATAATGGTGGCAATCGCGCCGTCAATCTTCTCTGTGGATTTTTCTTTGTCCGCCTTGATGTTGCCCGCCGGATCGGTGCGGATGAAGATGTTGTCCATCATCCACCGCAGCACCGGGTGGCCTCCGTGGGCGATTTTCTCCTCCAGCACCAGCTTCATCAGTTCCTTGGTCGGCGGGGACATATCCTTAAAGCCCTGCCCGAAGGGGACTACCGTAAAGCCCATGCCCTCCAGGTTCTGCACCATCTGCACAGCGCCCCAACGGTCAAAGGCGATCTCCCGGATGTTAAACTTCTCACCGAGCCTTTCGATGAATTTCTCAATGTAGCCGTAATGGACCACATTTCCCTCGGTGGTCATCAGCGTCCCCTGGCGCTCCCACAGGTCATAGGGGACATGATCTCGGCGGACACGGAGGTCAAGTGTTTCCTCCGGTATCCAAAAATATGGCAGGATATAGTATTTATCCTCTTCATCCAGCGGCGGGAACACCAGCACGAAAGCCGTGATGTCCGTGGTGGAGGAAAGATCCAGCCCGCCGTAGCAGATACGCCCCTCCAGATCGTCCTCGGAAACCGGGAAGGCACAGGCATCCCACTTGTCCATCGGCATCCAGCGGACGGACTGCTTCACCCACTGGTTCAGCCTAAGCTGCCGGAAAGCGTTCTCCTCGCCAGGATTCTGTTGGGCGGATTCACAGGCGGCTTTGACCTTATCAATACCCACCGTGATACCGAGGGAGGGGTTTGCTTTCTTCCAAACCTTGGGGTCTGTCCAATCCTCATCCTCGGCAGCGCCGTAAATGACTGAATAGAAAGTAGGATCGACCTTCCTACCTTCTGCAATATCAATGGCTTTCTGGTGTACCTCGTAACAGATAGAATTGGTGTCGTTACCTGCTGTGGTGATCAGGAAATACAGCGGCTGCATCCGGGCGTCGCCGGAGCCCTGGAGCATAACGTCAAAGAGTTTCCGGTTGGGCTGGGTATGCAGTTCATCAAAGATAACGCCGTGGGTGTTAAAGCCATGCTTGTTCGCCACATCCGCCGATAGCACCTGGTAGGAGCTGTTAGTAGGAAGATAGGTGATTTTCTTCTGGGACTCCAGTATCTTCACTCTTTTGGAGAGTGCTGGGCAGAACCGCACCATATCCACCGCCACATCAAACACAATCTTTGCCTGGTTACGGTCGGCGGCGCAGCCATACACCTCGGCCCGTTCCTCGCCGTCCCCGCACAGGAGCAAAAGCGCCACAGCGGCAGCAAGCTCGGACTTACCCTGTTTCTTAGGAATTTCGATATACGCCGTATTGAACTGGCGGTAGCCGTTGGGCTTCAACACGCCGAACAGGTCACGGATGATCTGCTCCTGCCAGTCGATCAGTTCAAAGGGCTTTCCCGCCCAGGTGCCTTTGGTATGGCAGAGGGACTCGATGAACATCACCGCATAGTCGGCGGCGTCCTTATCGTAGTGCGAGGTCTTCGCCATAAACCTGGTGGGCTTGTATTTCTTCAGTTTTCGCATGGACACCACCTCCAAAATGGCATAAAAATAAGCCGCATCACTGCGACCTCCAAAATGGTTCTGTACGAGAGAAAGAGCCATGCGGCTCGATCTCAGGTTATTGTTTTCGCGGTTATTTACTGCTGCATCGCCCAGGCGATGGCGTGGCCACCATCCTCGAAAAGTTCTGCGCTCATGGCGATGAGGTTCAGGCGGCACTCAATGTAGCTGTACCCGGTTTCTTCCGGTGTCTCGATGAACTCGTATACCCCGGCGATGAATCCCTTCCAGGCATGGTCGGTGACCAGTACCTTGTCGCCCATCTTCAGCACCGCGCCCTCGCCGGCGGTGACCTTCATCGAAAGGTTCTCCATCGTGCTGGTGTTCGGCAGCCGGTAGCGGTTTACGCAGTTCTCGGTGTAGTCCTCGTATCTCTTAATCCCTGTTTCTTTCATCTTCGTATCCTCCGTTTTCTTCGTTTTCCCTTTCGGTGTGTACATATTCGCTCTAAAAGCACATATTATCAAGTTAATTCTGATCATAATCTGCACAAAGATCGGAGGAATAAATTGTGTATATCACTCCTGCGTATGGCGGTGGATCGTCTCAATGATCTGCTCCTGCTCGGACGGCCCCACGCCAATGGACTGGAGCGCCTGCCTGGTGCCGCAGTCCGGGCAGATAAGCGTTTCGTTGTCCTCCCGTGAAAGTGCCGGAGCGCCGTGGTAGGTCCTGCCGCACAGTGGGCAGACCGCCATTCGGATCACATTATCCTTCATATCCGCATACCTCCCTGCATTTATCGTAGGCGTCAACCAGGACGTTTTTATCAAAACGGAAGGTATCGTACCCTTCCAGGCAAGTCCTCATATAGAAATTGCTCGGAATCCCAACCGGCCTGTCCTCATGCATGATGTAGGCAAAGGCCGTCACCGTCCTGCGCTTCCCGGTGCGGATGCCTTTGTACTGAAGCCGGATGTCCCTTTTGTAGTAAAAGTTGGGAAATCCTTCGTAGCGGTCGAGAGCGGCTTCATCGGTTGCCGTTACCTCCCAGATCACCACAGGGACTGTGCCGCCTTCGCTTTCCTCGATGGTCAGGTAGGAGCCGGTCTTACTCCCCTTAAAAAGCAGTTCCCAGCCCTTCAGGTTGGCCGTGCCGAGGATCGTGGCGTGGGGACAGCGCATCCGCATCTGCCCGACATTCAGGTTGCTGCCGTAAGCAATGTAGTATCTTTTTTCTTTCATGGTATCCATCCTTTCCGAAGGGGTTACCCTTCTACCACCTTAAGACCGCCGAAGCGGTCAGGGGTAAGGTGGCAGGAGGCTAACTCCTGCGTGTCCTTCAAGCGGCGGCTCTGCCGTGCCGGAAGGCTGTGTCCCCGGTCAGGTTGCGGGTCAGGAAATCCCTGGCCGTTGCGAACTCCTCGCCGATGAAGCCCAGGCGGAGGAGCCAGGTGCGCATGGCGTATTTGGGGTTCTCGTTCTGCTGGGGCTTGGGGCTTGCCGTCCGCACATCCTTTGCCATCTGGCTGAGGGCCAGGCAAAGCTGGATGTAGCTCTTGAGTTGCCCCGCGTGGATGCCACCCCTGCGCTCTGCGGTCGGCTCATCGAATTGGAAGAGCCGGAACTCGACCGTACCCTTGGTAAAGGTGGCATGGAGGTTGAGCATATGGTAGCGGCTGTCGTTGTAGTGGTGGCTCCTGCCGTAGCTTGCGCCGTTGCTGGTGTACCAGATGTCCGCAAGGTGCGCCATCGAGCGGGGCTTCCTGCGGTTGACCTGTTCCAAAAACCGTGGGTCTACCGTGCGGCAGTAGCGGCTCATGCGGCCCCGGTCGAGCTTCAGCGCCTCGGCGATCAGGCTTTCGTGGCTCGCCATGATGTTGGCAAGGTTCCGAAGACTCTGCGGCGTGTGCCCCTGCGCCCCGATGTGGATGTGGACTCCGCATCCTCTGGAGGCATCGCTTTTCGCACCGTTGTGGCGAAGCTGCCTGCAAAGTTCCTGCAGGGTTTCGATGTCGCCGTAGGTCAGGATCGGGGTGACCAGTTCGCATTTCTGCTCGTCCGGTCCCGCAATGGAAACGTCCTTCTGGAATTTCCATTCGCGTCCATCCGCATCCCAAGCCGACCAGGTGCTGTATCCGTTGCGGCCGGCGGTGTTCTCGTATCTGCCTGTGCCGAAGTAGGCGGCGGCAACCTTCGCTGCCCTCTGGCGGGTGATGCTATTCATCTCGACCTCGACCCCGATGGTCTGGTTCTTCATCTCTGCAATCTGCCTTGCGGTCTTTTCGTTCATTCTGAAATCCTCCGTTTTCTGCCTTGCGGCTGTGTGTTTTCCCTTTCGGTGTACACATATTCGCTCTAAAAGAGGATAATAGCAAGTTAATTCCGCATTATATATTACACAAAGATGACCGCAGGATATTGTGTAGTTTATGGCTGTTTCTCACTGCCAAGGCCAGCCACTACAAGCTGAATCCCAAGCCGGAATCCATCCTTAAAGCCCTCGCAAACCTGCAGCCGTTCCAATTCTGAAGCATTCTCCAAAAGGCGTCCCAGCACATTCCTTTCTTCATCGCCCAGAACTTTTTTCAACCATTGGATGTCCTGATCCACCTGTCCACTGAGCGAGTCCATTTCCGGCGTATTGCCCCTGCGGTTTTCCCACGGCACGATTTTCCCATAATAAAGCCGGTCTAAAATATCCTGTTCCATTCAAGCATCCTCCTCATCTGTGCAAACTTCCATGCCCATTTTCAGTTCTGTATATATCTTTGCGTACCGGCTCTGTTCACTGCCTTCGGAGGCAGCCATGGCCCGCAGGAAAAACTGCTCCGCCTCCCTGCGGCTATACCATTCCTCAGTTCTGCCGTAGCAGACGGTCCTGACTGCCGGAATTTTCTTCACGACATCCTCTCCGTAAACCACATTCAGGCCGCTGCCATTGTCCCAGCGCATGAGGAGGGAGCCGGTGTCATCCACACCTTTGACAGTGCCTTTTGTACCGACAGGCGGAGCCTGGGGATCGTCCATCCGCACCAGTTCCACACGGGTGCCGGCAGGGTAATCCCGGCGGATGCGCTCCACAATCTCTCTACTCGGAAAATTCATGGCTCACACCCCCGTTCTTGAAAGCCGAGGAACCGGTCAGGTTCTTCAGCAGGATTTTGCGTTCCGCTTTATACTCGCTGCCGATGAAGCCCAGGCGCAGCAGAAAGCAGCGGAATGCGTATTTCTCGTTGTCCACCGGCTTCTCGGTTGCTGTCACCCGCTTGGCATTCCTGCTCATCTCACAAAGTGCGGAGATGAAATGGGTGTAGGCGGCTGCGGAATCTGAGTCCGCCTGGGAGAACCAGGGGAATGCCACATGGTCTTCCAGCACCTCGATGCGAAGGTCGGTGATGCCCAGGGCTTTCCGTATCAGATTCCCTTTGGCGTCCAGCAGCTTGGTAAGATTGCCCACCGCCACCTTGTCCAGCGGGATTTCCACCGTAAGCCCCGCATTTGCCTCCTGCGGCTCGGTTTCGCTTTTTTCGGATAGTTCTGCCTCCCTCGCATTAAGCCAAGCCTGCGCCATTTCCGCCGGCGCTGCAACAATCCCACGTTCGGCAAGCTGTTCCAGCAGGTTTTCCACTTCCTCACTGTCAGCCCGGTCGTCAAACTCCAGCGTACCTTCTTTCGTTACTGTAAAGTAGTCAATTTCGTAAGCGGCGCTTGGCATCCCTTTATACTTCGGCCTGAACTCCAGGATTTCTCCAATGGCTGTTACCAGCGCCTTCCTTTCCGCGCCTGTTCTGTGAAATTCAATTCGCATTCTCTGTACCTCCTTGTTTTTCGGTACTACATTAATCACTCTAAGCAGCGGAAATAGCAAGCGAATCCGGCACAAAATATGTCACAACAAAAATTCCGGGAATTGTGAGTAGTACACAATGCCGGAAAGCACGAAATAGACGTTGGGGAGTGCCACGCCGTTGCCCCACATTTTATATTCCGCGCTGTCGGAGTGGGGATTTTTCAGCCATTTGATAATCTGGTTCCTGCTCTTGGGTCTGGAGGACTTCCCCATGACGGAACGGTGTGTCTCAAACACCTCTGTCCAGAACTTGATTTCCTCCTCAGACAGCTCATCGGTCTCAAACCCGGCGCACCACCAGTCCGGAAAACCCTGCAGCCTTGCGCACTCGGTGGGTGTCAGCCTGCGGACGATGTACTCCGGCTCTGTTTCATTCACAACAGGCGGATCTTTATAGTCCCTTGCCAGCAAAGTCGGGGATTGTTCCTTAAGCGTCTGGGTGTATGTGCCGGTGGTCATGCAATAGGCTACAGCATGTCGGTCGGCGGCATCCAGCGTGAAGGACACATCCTCATTCACGCCGCCGCCCTGGGGACCGTTCTTATCTGCCCGGCCGATCATTGAACCCTGTACAGCCACAACAGCCATGCCGCCCTGGTTGCAGGTGGGATTTCCACCGTTCGCATCCAGGCATCTGGAAGTTGACGCTTCGTAGAAGCCACTCTTGGGATTCTCGGATTTCATAGCATTGCTGTCCTTGGAGCAGATGCCGTAAACTCTGACTGCCAGTTCATTGCAGTGGGCCTCGCCTATATCATGGGTATTCAGCGTATTCGCCACATCAGATGCTTTCCACTGCTGCCCCTCATCAGGAGTGTGGGGGCGAGTGCCTTTCACAAACGGCACAAACAGCGCCTGGTCATTGTTGCAGCCCAGAGTGGCAGATTTATTATCCTGGATCAGCGCACCTTTACCGCCACCCTCACAGCCAGAGCGGATCTTTAGCGTCTTGGGTGTCTCCACCACAAAGGGCTGGTTGTTTCCACCTGTGCCATAGGTAGACATGACCGTAGGGGCTGTCTCCAACGGACCGGTGTATCTGGTGTCCTGGCTATGGTTTTCATAAACCGCCGCCGGCACCGTACCGGCACGGAGGGTGGGCGAGGTTTCTTTCTCATACCCGATGCCCCTGGCCTGTGCGGAATGCTCTGTACAGAAACCGGCTGCCCCCATCACACATGGAGGATGCCCGTGGTTTTCCGCACGGAGCGTTGCCACAACGTCCTCCGTCACATCCATGCGGCTGCCGCCCTGGTCGTTTAGGCAGACGCAGCCTGATGCTCCAGCGCCTTCCTCAAAAGTTCCGGCAGTTCCTTGCCACGGGCGGAAGCCCTGCGGAGTATACCCAGACACGCCTTCGGACTCAAATAGTATTTTTCCGGCACTCCCACCTGCAAAATCTGCGACAAGGTAGATGCGTTTTCTTCGTTGGGGGACTCCCCAGTACTGCGCATCAAATACCCGCCATGCGAGACTGAAATCGTCTGCCACGATTTCCCCGGCGTTTGCCCATCTCTCAGGTCGAGGAGTATGAATTTCGTATCCTTTGACCGAGCAGATTTCTTCGAGGACGGACTGGAAGTCCGCACCCTTGTTGGAGCTGAATGCGCCGGGGACGTTCTCCCAGACGATATACCTCGGATATTTTCCATCGGTTGCACACCTCATTTCTTTTACAATTCGTATGGCCTCATAAAAGAGGTTACTTCGTGAGCCGTCAAGCCCGGCTCTTTTCCCGGCAATGCTCATATCCTGGCAGGGAGAGCCGAAGGTGATGATATCTACTGGCTCGATCTTCCCACCATCCATCCGGGAAACATCGCCGTAATGCTTCATAAACGGCAGCCGCTTTGTGGTCACCCGGATGGGGAATGGTTCAATCTCTGATGCCCACACCGGAGTAATACCGGAAAGCAAGCCGCCTAACGGGAAACCACCGGAGCCGTCAAAGAGACTACCCAGGGTCAGTTTGTCATGGAGCATTGACAACACCCCCATCCCAGAAATCAAAAAATGCGCTGTTCTGCGAGAGTTCCGCATAACGCGCACATTTTCCAGCGACTTTTCTTTCAATCCAATCCGGTGCTTTTCCAGTATCGTTATATCTCCCATACTGTCCAAACATACAAAGCATTCCAATATTCCGCGCTTTTACTGCATCTTCAAAGGTATCAAAATAGCCAAGGTGTATCTCTTGCTGGCAGATTTTTATTCTTGCCCGGAATTTGCGCCTTGGCGGATAATAACTCACGCCACTGACACCGGAAGTATTATTTTTCTGCAGCGGCTGGTTCATCTGGTTCTGCTGATGTGTACAATAACGGATATTGCACCTGCGATTGTCAAATGTGTCCAGATTTATATGGTCTATTTCATAGCCCGGCCTGTGTTCAAACAGATAATCATGGAGGGTTCGTCCCTTACAGTCAATCACATAATATTGGCTGCCATTTCCTTTGCTGCCCAGATAAAATTTAACTGTACGAATCTTTTCGACCATATCGGCATCTATCACAAAAATCTGACCGCTTGCCAGTTCCCCATAGGCTACAAGGCCGTCTTCAGAAAACCGATATTTTACATTACTCATCTGCAATTACCTCCGCCATATCAAGTGCCTGTTCGTAGGTATGTTCCTTTCCATCCCGGATCAACAGCACACCATCCGCACTGTTGCCATGCTGGTTCATGTAACGCATAACTGCCACATCTACAAACTTTGGTTCCAGTTCCACCCCATAACAGATCCGCCCGATCTGGTCACAGGCAATCAGCGTGGATGCTGAACCCAGAAACCCATCCAGTACGATTCCATTTACCTGTGTGCTTTGCTGTATCAGATACGCAATGAGAGGAACAGGTTTACTGGAAGGATGACCATGTCCGTCCTCTTTTGAATTCTTGATTCCATCAAATTCAAAGACGGCTTTCTGTTTCTGGTCTCCATACCACTTGTGCTTTCCATCCTTTCTCCAGCCAAAGATGATCGGTTCCATGTTGAACTTCCAGTCTGTCCGCATCAGCGGAGCCCTGGGCTTTTTCCAGATGAGTCCGGCGCCGACCTTGAACCCGGCATCCTCAAAGGCGTCATAAAACACACGCGCTTTCATAGTGGCGTAAAATTCATAGATAGAAGCGTCAATGGCCATGGCATCTTTGAAGTTCGTAAATGCTTTCATGAGGAACTCGTAGGCCTGGGCATCCTCCAGATCGTCGTTTGCGATCCGCCCGGACTGGCTCTCCAGTTTAACAAAATACGGGGCGTCCGTGCAGACCAGGTTGACCTTCGTGTCTCTAAGAAGCAAACGGAACGTCTCCGGGTCTGTGGAATCCCCGCAGATGACGGTATGTTTTCCAAGCCGCCAGATGTCACCTGCTTTGGAAAAGCAGGGCTTCTCCAGTTCCGCTTCCACATCGAAGTCATCTTCCTTCGCCTCATCATCTGTACCAAACAGGTCTGCCAGTTCCTTTTCATCAAAACCGGTCAGCAGGGGATCAAAGTCCATACCCTGCAAGGACTCAATCTCCACCCGCAGAAGTTCCTCATCCCATCCGGCATCCATCGCCATGCGGTTGTCCGCAATGATATAGGCTTTCTTCTGCGCTTCCGTCATTTCATCCACAAAAACGCACGGAACTTCTTTGTATCCTTCTGCCTTTGCGCCGATAAGACGTCCGTGTCCTGCCAGAACGTTGTAATCTCTATCAACAATAATCGGATTTACAAATCCAAACTCCCGTAAAGAAGCCCGAAGCTTGTTTATCTGCTCCGGGCTGTGTGTCCTTGCATTATTGATATATGGGACAAGCCGATTAATATCAACCAACTGGAATTCTGTAATTGTTTTATGTTCCATGCTGCACCTCCTTCGGCAGAATTGTACGGATTCTTTGGACGATTTTTGAAATAGTCGAATGTGAAACATTATTTATCCGCCCTAATTCGCACATAGACATTCCGAAATGCTCATACAGAATATATAATGTGAGCCAGTCTGCTAACGGTATGGCTAATTCATGTTTGGCGGCATGCGGATCAAACAATCCCGTACTAATCGCATGAGCATTATTTTCAGCAACTGTACACCATTCGAGATTTGAGAGGGCATTATTCTGTTTGTTGCCATCTTTATGGTTTACTACAAGATTTTGCCTTTCTCCAATCCACGCATTTAGCATCATTCTATGTGCCTTAAGATGTTTTTTGATTCCATCTATCGTGATGCGATACGTAACATAGCCATACTTATCGATTGATCCGTTTAGTTTCATTATCCTGTATTTTTCAACTAAATTTCCTGCCTTGGAATACTGTCTGTGACAAATTGAATAGAAGTTCCCGTAGCGATCACAAACATAACAATCGTTCTCTGGGCAAAAATGATAATCATCCACACCGAGAGTCTTCATCTGTTCATCAACCCAAATTAATGCTCCTTCCGAATGAGATGTAGTTTTCATCGCACCAGCCCCCATTCCGCAAATTTCTCAAAACCGCCAAGGCTCCGGATGTATCTCCGGGCAGTCTCCACGATCTCAGCGTAGGGAACACCGTCCACTGTATCATCCCCGATGGCGCAGCACAGTTCCACTGGCTTTCCGGTTTCCTGCGCTTTGAGCCAAGCGTAGATGTTCACAGACACATCCGCTTTGGAGAGGTCTTTCCCATGAAGCCCGCCGCCCGTCACGGAATCGGCCATGTCGCTGCCCAGCTTCCGGTTGGTGGCGCCTGCGTCCACATCCGTGCCACCGGTCCAGTCTCCCAGGGGATTGACCTCGGCGGAAGGATATAACCTTTTTAGTTCTTCCGTAGGCGCATTGCTCTGGCAGAGGATCAGCCTTGCTTCATCAATGATGTACTTCCCATCCGAAGGGTAAGTGTGATACACACTTTTTGCAATCTCGCAGAGTGCTTTCTGCTCCTCCGTGACCGGCACCCCTTTGAAGATGCCATTGTCGCCGCAGCGGATTCCTTCTGCCTGGTTATTGGCAAGGCGTCCGTCCTGCGGAACTTCCACATAATCCGTGTGCAAGTTTCCGCCGATGCGATTCACGATGGCGTCCACCTCATCCAGCGGGATGTGTACCGAACTCTCCGCAATGATGTGGCAGACACCGTGGCCGATGAGGACTTCCACGGCGATCCTGGGATTTTCCTCTTTTCTGTACGCCGCATCCACCAGTGCGCCGGCAATACGGTCCGCCACCTTATCCGGGTGGCACGGATTTACTTTCTCAAACATGGCTTTACCCCTTCCTTGCCCGGAGCAATCGCTCCATCAAATCATCCTGGGGAGAAACCTCCCCGTAATCGGTGCTGCAGTTTTCTTTCACGATCTGGAAGATTTCGTTCCAGAGCCGCACCGCCTGGTTCATATAGTTGATGCCGATATTGATGAACGGAGACGGGATTGGCTTCTGGGTGGTCGGGTGCTTGGATAGGAAGCCCATACGGTTAGTCATCTCCTCGCACTGAATCCAGCGGGCGGAGCACATAGCATACCGTTCTAATAGCTGGGGAGACACTTTCGCCGCACAGCCCACCTTTTTCAGCCACTCCCAGGTTTCCGTGTAGATCTCCTCCGCCTGGAGCGTACTCCCATCACGCTGCTCTGCGGAGAGGAACTCATGGGGCTTTGGCATATCGACACCCTCGACTTCGGGAATGTCCAGCACTTCCAGCTTCCGTCCGCCCGGATTGCCGTTCTCGGCTTTCTCCTTGACCGCAGACTTTTTCCTTCCCGCACCGGGTCTCGCACCGCCGCGCCCGCCTGTGTTATTGGATTTTGTCGGCATTTTCTCACCCCTTTCCTCGAAAAAATAAGCAGCCGTAGCCGGCCGCCCTTAATTACCCTTTTGATTTCGCCTTTTTCGCACGCGAGACCCCGCGCCCGTTCCCACGGGACAGAGCCGTAGAGATTTTGACCGCCCCTGGGCCTTTAGTGATTGTGCCAGCGGTCCCCACGTTCTGCATGAATCTTCGCATGACAAGAAGAACATAAGGACATTAGATTATTTTCGCTGTGATCACCGCCCTCTGCCAGAGGCTTGATGTGATGCACCTGCTCCGCTTTTACGAGCCTGCCTTCCCGCTGGCACTGCTCACAAAGCGGGTGTGCATCCATGTACCGGTCACGGATGCGTTTCCATGCCCGTCCATACCTGCGCTTGGCTGCCGGGTCCCGGTCATACTTTTCGTACCGCTGGTTCTCTTTTCTTTGATGTTCCTCACAGAACCTGCCATCCGTCAGCTTAGGACAGCCGGGGTAGGAACACGGCCGCTTTGGTTTCCTTGGCATCGGCTCACCTCCTCCGGGCATAAAGAAAGCCCCCGCAGGAAAATCTCCCACGAAGGCTTTTGGCTGTATACATTTTCGCTGATTCTATCATACTCCACCACCCTATGTGCCACAAGGGAAGCGGTGTGTCAAAGTGTGCCAATGTCAGATAAAATCCGGAAAGTGTTGGAGAGCCGACCCATGTATGCGGTGGACTGTCCTCAAAGAAACATCCAGCAGCTCTGCTATTTTCTGCCATGTCCTCCCATCAATATACCGGTAGCGCAGCAGCAGCTTTTCCTGATTATTCTCAACACAGTCAATGGCTTGACTCACCGATTTTTGCAAATCCACATATTCATCCACCATATGGCTGATGTCCCGCTCCAGTTCATCAATCTTGCAGATACATCTGGCAAAAGGAGCATCCGACGGACGGTTAGGATTATGCTGTTCCTCAAAATGGCTGCCGGATATCCTCCTTGACAGATCCCTCCAATAATCCAATTCCCTCAGTTTGGAATGGATCAGGGCATCTATTTCCCTGGCCTGGTTCAAGTATTCCTTGGCCGTCATTCCGATACCTCCCCATCCTGTTTTTTCAGTTCCTCCAACTCTGTTTTTAATGTTTCAAGCTGGATTCTCGCCATATCCATCAGCCCCGACGCCAGTCTTGGCGGAAAGATATAGTTCAGCGGTTTTCGTTTTTTCCCGCCTTTATCGTGGAGGAAAGCAACAGCCACCTTAATCGTACAGCAGTTGCAAGGGCTGAGGATATCCTTATATATTTCCAATGTATTTTCAAGCTCTCGGATTTTTATATTCCGCATCAGCCATTCTCCATCAACCGCTCCCCTGGTCAGGGTGTCGTACCAGTCAGACCGGAAGAATCTTTCACACTCCAGCATTGTGTCTTCCGGGCTTTTCCCATCAATACTGCAGCCCATGAATGCCGCAGCATAATCCTCCGCTGCCTGCCGGACGATTGCGTTTTTTAAGTTATCAAATGCATCCATACCGCACCTCCAAAAAAATTTATTAAATTCCCTCGGATTGGCTATAGTTGTCTTAGATTTGCTCAGATTTTCAAATCAGCTTTTACGGCTTCGATCAACGCAGCCTGTGTGGTGTCCTTTTCCGACAGGGCTTTCATGATCCGCTCGTCAATCGTACCTTTCGTGATGATATGCAGCACCACCACGGTATCGGACTGCTGGCCCTGCCGCCAGAGGCGGGCGTTGGTCTGCTGGTAAAGTTCCAGGGGCCAGGTCAGTCCAAACCATACAAGGGTGGAACCTCCGCTTTGAAGGTTCAGCCCGTGTCCCGCCGATGCCGGGTGGATCAGTGCCACTGGAAGTTCCCCTGCATTCCATCTACGGATGCTTTCCGAAGAATCCAGCCTGGAAAACGGGATTTTCAGCTTATGGAGCCGCGACCTGATCCGTTCCAGGTCGTGCCGGAACCAGTAAGCCACCAGGAGCGGTTTCCCTCCCATACTCTCGATGATGTCCTCCAGGGCATCCAGTTTCCGGTCATGGATGTCGATGGACTCTCCGTCATCCGTGTAAACTGCGCCGTTTGCCATCTGGGAGAGCTTCCCCGATAGGGCCGCAGCATTGGCGGCAGTTATTTCCCCGTCCGGGAGCTGCAGCAGCAGATCCCGCTTGAAGGAAACATACCGTTGCGTTTCCTCCTCAGAGAGATACACCTCATAGCCGGAAGAAACGAACTGTGGCATCCGCAGATAGTCGGTGGATTTCATCGAAATCGTGATGTCGGAAATCAGCCGGAAGATCTGTTCCTCCGCTCCTGGAAGAGGCTTGTAGGAAAACACCACCTGCCCATTGCGTTTGTCCGGCAGGAAGAACCGGGTGCGGTACTGGCCAATGAACCTCCCAAGCCGCTGCCCCATATCCAGCAGCTTGAACTCAGCCCACAGGTCCATCAGCCCATTGCTGCTTGGCGTCCCAGTCAGGCCCACGATCCGTCCCACCTTCGGCCGCACCTTCATCATGGCACGGAACCGCTTGGACTGGTGGTTTTTGAAAGAAGATAACTCATCGACCACCACCATGTCGTAATCAAAGGGGATACCGCTTACCTCTACCAGCCACTGCACGTTCTCCCGGTTGATGATGTAAATGTCGGCCTGCCGTCTCAGCGCCGCCAGCCGCTCCGCTTCTGTTCCCACAGCCACGGAATAGATCAGGCTGCCCAGGTGGTCCCACTTTTCAATCTCTGCCGGCCAGGTATCCCGTGCCACACGGAGTGGCGCAATGACGATGGCTTTGTGGATCTCAAAGCGGTCGAACAGCAGGTCGTTCAAAGCGGTCAGGGTAATGCTCGTTTTTCCAAGTCCCATCGATAAAAGCACCGCCGCAACAGGGTGTGTCTCGATATACTCCGTAGCATACTTCTGATACTCATGCGGACTGTATTTCATCAATAATCCCTCCGATCTGCTTCTCATCATCCAGCACATACACCCGGAAGCCTAACTGCCGAAGGCGCCTGTGCCTGGAAAGCTGCAGGGGCCTCGGTTTTTCACCCGGTGCTTTTACCTCCACAAAACCGATGTGTCCACCCGGTAGCAGCACTAAGCGGTCGGGCATCCCGGCAAATCCGGGAGAGGTAAATTTCGGTGCGATGCCGCCTGCCTCTTTCACGGCTTTTGCCAGGTTCTGTTCAATCTGCCGCTCCCGCATATTCCCTCCATAACACCTCAAATGCCTCCACCGCTCCGCTGCAGGCGCCGATACGGCCAAGGTACCGCGCAATAACATCATGTTCTGCCAGAACCGGGAATTCAAAGTCGCGGAGCATATCCCGGACAAAATCCCCGCATGGCGTGGCGTCCGCCTCGAAGTTCCTCGCCCAGCGGAAGAACGGGCTGGGATTGTCATTGATCTCTCGTGTCAGCTCAATGCGGTACTTCCAGTTCAGGCTGTCCGGATTCACGGGCCGGTATCCGGCAAGCAGCATGGCGTCCTTGAACTCGTTGTTGGTAAGGTAAACGCCCGTATCATGTTCCAGCAGGTGCTTCATCCCGTAGCTCGTATGCCCCTGCAGGATCTTCTCCCCGGCTCGGATATTCTTTCTGATCCATCCGTCAACCGCTGTAATCACATCATCCTCACGATCCGTGATCAGCGCCCCATCGATAAATCCGTTCTCATTCGTATAAGGTCTTCCGTTTCTGATCATTTCCGATTTCTCCTTTCAACGTTGTCCCGTCCAGCCCTTGTCCACAGGGCCTGTCCACAGCAAAAACCCTTGAAATCACTGCGTTTTTGCCGCTTCTGCGGACAAGTGGACGGAAAATTCCCTTACGCGCGAAATACGCGTGTTCGCGCGTGTGCAGGACGGGAACTATATATATAAATTCATGTTTTTGTCTTATATAGTTTTTCCTGTCCAGTTGTCCAGCAAGGCTCCGGAAACCCTTGTTCTGGCTGCGTTTTCCGGCCATGGACAACCCCAGGACAGGTGTGGGACGGCTCAGGTTGTCCTCGTATATACGCGCTGCCGCCCATAGATGGGGAGCATCTGCCGCGCCCCGCTTTTCTCCCAGCCCTCGATCCGCACCATGATGGCGGATATGGCATAGGAGTCCGAGGGGCGCATCTCCTCCTTGCTTTTGCCGAAGCATTCGCACCAGATCTCGATGTTGCTCACGGTCTGGCGCTTCATAGTGCCCTCAGATCTGGTCGGATCATCAATATCACGGATATACTCCCTGCGCCGGTAATAATCCATGCTGTCCCAATCATCGGGGAGGAGCATATCCAGATAATTCCGCACGATGCCCTCACGGTCGTCCTGCTCCATCGCTTCCCGCTGTTCCTGCCTGGCGTAAGCCTCAAGGTCAGCATCAAGATACAGCTTTTCTCCCGACCTGGCGATCTCGGCGACCTCCGCCCATATCTGCTGAACCAACTCGGCGGTCATCTCCCAGGGCTTGCACTTTCCCTGACCGGTAACCTTGACGTTCCAGAACCTGCGGTTGCCGGTAATGTCGCGGAGATACCCGTTCTCGCTGTTGGTCGTGCCGAAGAACACGCATTGCCTTGGGTGCGGAGTCACCCTCCGCCCAAAACTGGCACGGTATTTGTCGTCCTGCCTGGAAATAAAGGCTTTGACCTTGTCGATGTCCGCCTTTCTCATGCCCGCAAGCTCGCCGATCTCCAGAATCCAGTACCCCTGCAGTTTCTCAGCGGCTGTTTTGTCGTTCATGTCAGAAAGGGCAAGGCTGTCCGAGAACCACTCCCCACCAAGGGCGGAAATCAGGGTGCTTTTGCCAATACCCTGAGCCCCATTTAAGACAATCATGTTGTCAAACTTAATGCCGGGATAATATACCCTCATATACGCCGCACACAGCGACTTCCTGGTGACCGCCCTGACATAGCGGTTGTCCTCCGCACCGAGATAATCAATCAGCACGGTCTCCGCCCGCCTGACCTTATCCCAGGGCGGAAGGGACTCGAACATTTCCCGGATCGGGTGATAGGAACGGTCGTCCGTCACCTTGGTAACCGCGATACGGTAATTGCGTTCTGAAAACGAGCCATAATGGGAATCCACAAAACTGATGAGCTGCGCGTCATCCGCATCGCGCCAGAACCTTGCCGGATGTTTCCATGGCACCTCGCCCTTGATCTCCAAGCCGTCTGCCAGCTGGTTGAACACGATTCCCTTGAGGTTGGGGTCATTCTCCATGATCAGGGTAATGTTGTGGAGGTTGTTTTTTAGCACCATAGAACGAGGCTCATACTCCAGCTTTTTCTTCCAGGTATCGTCCCCGTCCGTGAAACAAAAGTCCGTTTCTGCCGCCTGCTGCTTTTTCTCAAGGATCAGCATTTTGACCGTCTCGTCCCTGCTGGCAAAATCTGCCATCGCACGGAACGACTTCTTCTCGTCCTCATCGCCAAAGAGATGGATGCGGACAATGTCAAAGGCGCTGCACAGCTTCAGATATGCCGGGTCTTTGGCGTGGTGGCTGTATACAAATTTGCCGCCCTCCTTGATCTCCACACCCGGCTGACTGCTCGACTCCTTAAAGCGATAGCGTGTCCCATCCGCTGAAAGCTCATAAATGTCACTCAGGAATTTTTCCATGGCGAGGTTTATAGGAAAGTAGGCGTTATTGAAAACTCCAACAATACCTTCCTTTTCCAGCGGATCTGCCTGTTTCTTATCCCCGATCCCCTTCGCCCGGCTCTCCCTGGAGGAGGCAGGCAGCCTGGTAGGGTCTGTCCATTCCGGATGCGCCGACAGGATTTCGTCCGGGTCAAGCCACGGCCCGTCCGTCTCCTTATAGACAAACTCCCCGTTGGCCGGTGTGCTGGGCCAGTACATGAGCTGGTTGGGCAGGTAGGAGCATTCGTCAAAATAGTCCATGCCCAGGGACTGGGCCAGGTATCTTGCCACCGCCACATACTCCTCCGGCGTTACATCCCTCGTCAGAGGGACCAGTATCCGCACCCGCGGCGTCTCCGGCGTGTGGCTGTGGGTGCTGTAGAGGATGGAGGTGTAGTGAACCCGGCGTTCATAGTCCTCCAGGAATTCCGCCTCGATCCGGTCCCCGTCCAGCGTTACCATGGACCGGGAGACCACCGTGTCGATCTTGCGCCTCCCGTCCTTTAGCACGCCAGCTACAATGCCGCCGTGGTCCTTCGCGGCGTCCCGTTTCGACCTGGGGAGCCGGGCGTATTCCTCTGCGGACTCCGTTGTACGGATTGTCACTTTCAGCCGTCCCTTCAAAGCGGAGAGTTCGATCTTCTTGTTCGTCAACTGTTTCGTGCTGCGGCTGTTGGCGCAGGCAATGTTTAATTCGCGCATGGCATCTCCTCCAATTCCTCTGTGAAATACCGCACCGGTATGTTCTTCTTTTCCGCCTTCGCAATCTCCGCCCGCATCCCTGCGGATATGACGCTGCCGAATACCCATACCTGCTCACATTTCGTGAGCAGCACCATTCCCATAAACAGAGCCAGTTCCCGTTCCGCCGGGCTGCCGTCATCCATGAACTGCGGATAAAGCAGGTGAGGGGTAATGGGAATACAGGTATTCCGCACCGCAAAGCGGCTGTATGTCCTTGCCATGTTCACATTCCGTTCCACATCACCAGCGTAGGGAGAGCATATATAGACCAGCGGCCGGTATACACGCCTTGCCGCTTTCTCCTCCTTCTCAATGTTGGAAAGGGCTTCATAGACCGTCGGGTCATAGTAACCCTCGCTGTTATATTTGTTGATGCCCATAGGCCGCACCTCCTTCTAATCCTTCTGATAAAACTCGCATTCGTATCCGTCCGCCCGCAGCTTCAGCCCTTTCGCCCAGGGCGGTGTCCTGCCCATCTGTTCGCACACTGCTGTAACCGACATCCGCCGGTCGGCTTCAATGATGACCTCGTCATGCACATGGGCGACAATGGAGCAGTTTTTTAAAGTCTGCATGGCATAGCAGAGAATATCGCGGGCAGTACCCTGGACGATGTTCTCCACAAACTTGGGACCGTAGCTTTCCAGCCTTTCCCATTTCTTCGTACCGCTCACGCCCATGTAGGTCACGGACTCCCCGCCAAACTGGTTCTCTCCGATCCTTGGTTTCACATAGGCAAGCCGCCGGCCGGAAGGAAGGGTGATAAAGAGCATGGCGCTCCGGTAATCAAAGCGGAGGCCGTGTGTCTCCGTGGGGATTCTCATTTTGACGCATTCTTTCACAGCCCGATCCACATCCCACCAGAAACGGACGATATTGGGATTTGCCGCTCTCCAGCTATCCACCAGCGGTTGAAGTTCCTCCTCCGTCATTCCGGCCTCCAACGCACCCATTGCCTTCAGCGCACCGACGCTGCCACCATACCCGCAGGACAGAGTCGCCTGTTTTCCTTTCTGGCGCAGCTCTGCGTTCTCCCCATGCTTTTCCACCCGGCAGTGGAACATACGGGCAGCAGTCTCACAGTAAATGTCTCCGCCTTTTTCAAAAACCTCCAATACCCATTTCTCTCCGGCCAGCCAAGCCAGCACTCTCGCTTCGATGGCGGAAAAATCTGCCACAATGAGTTTCCTGCCATCCTGCGGCACAAATGCCGTGCGGATAAGCTGGGAGAGGGTATCCGGGATATCTTCATAGAGCATGGAAAGTGCTTCATAATTACCGCTCCGCACCAAAGCCCGCGCCTGTGCCAAATCTGGCATGGTATTCTTATACAGATTTTGCAACTGGATCAGCCGCCCGGAGAACCGGCCGGTGCGGTTCGCCCCGTAAAAAACGAACATTCCATGCGCCCGGCTGTCTGCGCAGACTGCATTCTCCATCGCCGTATATTTCTTCACGCTATTCTTGGCGAGCTGCTGCCTAAGCGAGAGAACCTCCCTCAGCGGCTCCGGCGCTGTCTTAACCAGCTCCGCCACCGCTGTCTTTCCCAGGGTGTCTGTTTCCAGTCCGTGGTCTGCCAGCCACTGTTTCATCTGCTGTACAGAATTCGGGTTTTCCAGTTCCGTCAGCTCCTGCATGGAGGCGGTCAGCCATTCACGGGAGCGGGCATCCATGGCAATGGCCTGCCGGACCAGTTCCATGTCCACGCCGATTCCCCGGTCATTGATCTCCTGATCGAGCTGGTATTCCTCCCAGATAAAATCCGGCACGGGAAATCTGGAGAGCCTCTCCTGGATCTGCATTTCCGTCTCCACATCCCGCAGGTTATATGCCTTGAACCGCTCCCATTTCTCCGGGTCGTGTTCCGGCAGGTTCCGCGTCCTGCCGCCATTGGCTTTCGTCGGTCTGCAGGGGACGCAGAAATAGCGAATCAGGTCTTTGCCTTCCGTCAGCTTCTGCTTCTCCAGCCCCAGCACTGCGCCCACGCTTTCCAGGGAACGGGGAAGGCCCAGTGTTGAGGCCCACACCATAGAGCAGCGCCAAGATGCCGGAGCAAGATAGTCACCGGCCGGATAGCCGAGGAGCCGTGAGAGACAAATCCGTTCAAACTGCGAGTTGAATGACCACTTCTCTACAGTTTTATCTTCCAGCGCATCCAGAATCTCTTGCGGGAGTTTCTCTCCACAGGCAAGGTCGGTCACCTGTACCGCCCCGCCATCGATGGAATATGCGGCAAGCAGGATTTCAAAATCTTCGCTCTCGCAGTATCGGTACACCCCACATTTCGTAAGATCCACACTGCTGTACGTTTCCAAATCCCATGATATAGATTTCAAGTTTATCATCTCCCTTCAATGCCTTAAGGGCGGCAGGGGGAATCCCCCGCCACCCGGTATCGGCAGTTTCCTGCGTCAGGAGAGGAAATCCTCTTCCTCATCTGCAAAATCATCCTCCGGACGGGATTTACCGCCCAGCGGCTCTCCGTCACGGATCTTCTGCAGGTTATTCAGTCCACAGGCGATTCCTTTATTGCCATTGGAATTGAACGCATAAAAGTTGATGCTCGCCCTGCCGTACACACCGCTGTAAACCTCGGAAGTATCCAGGATCGGCTGGCGGTCCGCATCCACGATGCCCGGAGCTGTGGCACTGTTGGCATTGACGAAATAGGCATTTGCGTAGGCTTCATCGTCCGGGCGTTCCGCATCCCCGTCACGGAGCGGCGTCTTTAAGACGGAAAGCGCGGGGACGCTCCGGCCGTTGCCCTTCAGCTTGGCCTCGCCCTCTTTGTAGGCAGCTTCGATAGCCGCTTTGATCTTGTTGATGGTCACCGTATCCGACTTGGGTATGATCAGGCTGACGCTGTACTTGGGTGTGCCGCCGTTGATGGACTTGGGCTGCCACACGTTGCAGTAGCTCCATCTGGTATTGGGGCCGGTGATCACTTTCATCGGGTTCTTGACTTTATTTGACATTCTGGTTTCCTCCTCAATCTTTAAAATCACTCTGTGCCGTATTCATAGGCTGCCGCTTATCAGACAGCGGTACCAAGACGGGCTTGCCCTGGGGCTTTTCGATCATGCCTCCCAGTAACTCGTCAAACTTCTTTTTGCCCAGGAGCTTCTGCATCTCCGTAAGGCCCAGCACCTTTTTTGCATAGGGGTCGTATCCTGCCTGGGAAACGGCGTCGGCCACCGCATCCTCGCTGATGTATCGGCGGTTGGAACGCCCCTCCACCACCTTATAGCCGGGGTACTCTGTTCCGCTGAGTGCCTGCCGGAGCGCATATTCCTTCACATCCGCAGCCCAGGCGGTCAGTTCATCCGCCTTGTCCAGGATGGCGGCAATCTCCGCATCATCCAGTGTGTCGGGCATCTCAAAATCGTATTTCGCCAGTTCCAGGTTGTACTCCGCCCGTTTCCGGCAGACCGCCTTCGCCTTGCAGAACCGGCACCAGTCCCCGCAGGCAAACTCCCCGCCGCCCTCATAGGCCAGCTTCGCCTTATAAGTCAGGTCGTTGTGCGCCCACTGCAAAAGGTCATCTTTTGCCATGACGCAAACGCTGACATTTTCCCGGCGGGGCTGGAAGATGGTCATGCGGACGGTATCAATGTCATAGATGCCGTCAAACAGTTCCAGAGCGCCCAGGGCATACAGCATCATCTGGGGATTCTCTACGGCGGACACTTCCACACCTTTCCCGTGCTTGTAATCCACAATATCGAGAGTACCGTCTGCGATAATGACACAGTCTCCGGTTCCGAAGCCGTCTTTGACAAAACGGGAAAAATCCAGCCGCTGCTCAATCAGCACCACCGGGTCTTTGCAGGATTTCTTTGCGTCCTCCACCAGTTCCAGCACATAAGCGGCATAGTCTGTGGCGCACTGCTCCATCTCCTCGTTGTAGAAGGAAAGATCCTCCGTTGGGTCTGCGGCATCCATGCCAAGCGCCTGTTTCAGTTTGTATTCACACAGGCTGTGAGCGTCCGTCCCTTCCTGGGCGTATTCGCTGCCTGTGTCCTCATACTTCTCGCAAAGCCTCGCGGAGGGTGGGCAGTTCAGCCACCGGTGGCTGGAGGAAGCGGAAAGCAATGCGTGTTTTCCCATCACAGCACCTCCGCTTCCGCAAGGAGCGCCGGGTACTCCGCCGGGTCAATGTCCGACAGCTTATCGGCACCATGCTTGATCAGGAGCGCCTTTACTTCCGATGTGTGTCCGGCACGGGACTTCTCCGCCAGAGCCGCCCGCACCCGTTCCAGCGTCAGCGGCTTTGGCTCTGCCTTCTCCTCTTTCTTCGCGGCAGTTTTCTTTTCCGGTTCCTGAGCCGGCCTTTCCTCCGTGGTTTGATCCGGCTGTTCCTGCCCGCCCTGTGCTACAGCGTCCGCCACTGCCTGCAGGCTGTCCGCCAGGGAACGGAGATCGGATACCACATCCAGAAGAAGTTTCATCTTACTCATGCGCCAGCCCTCCTTCCGCTATCTCCCGGATCGAGAGTTCCTCCACGGAACTGCCCGGAACGATGACCGTCAGCCTGACCTTGTCACCCAGCAGGAAACGCATGAACCGCTCCCGCACAGAGACATTCCGTACACTGACCGCGCCGCTGTTCACAGGCTTTTTTGAAACACGGATTTGTAATGTGTGTTTCATCTCATCACCTCTGCTTTCTGAAGGACGGTATAGGCATGTCCTTCAACATACGGAGATTGGAAGGCTGTTTTGAGGGGGTGTCTCAGAAATATTTCAAAAACTTTTTTCTGGCCCGTTCGATGGATTCCCGGATGGACTTGATGTCCTTACCCTCCCGGCGGGCGATCTCCCGGAGGGATACTCCTTCGGCCAGCATCAGCAGCCTGCGCCTCTGCACCTCTGAGAGCTGCTCGAACGCCTCTTTGATCCGCTGGTTTTCAAGCTGCAGAAAAAGTTCTGTTTCCGGAGTACTGCCGTCCGCATAATCCTCGCCTTCATATTCCGCCGCATCCAGGGAATAGCAATGGTACCGCTCCTTCCGATCCTGATTGCTTTCCTCCCGCCTGGAATCCAGAATCAAGTTCCCGATTTCCTCATTGACCTCTACGTCTGAGGTCTCACCATTTGCAAATGTGTAATTGATTTTCAATTTGCCGTTCTCCTTTCGGAGCCCGGCAGGCGGCACTTTTGCCGCTAAAACGAAAAAAGAGCCTGACAAGCAGCACAAAAGTGCCGCTTGCCAGGCTCAATATCCCATCTGTCTTTCTTTCAAGACAGCGTGATGAAGGGGCAACCACAGATGATGGAATGAAATCACCCCTTCGTGCATCATGCTCAGACAAACGCCGCACCGGTTTCCCGGCTTCGCTGTCCGTTGCCCGCCCGTCATATACATTCCTTATGAGGGCTGTCGTATTGCCGCAGCTATCCGGTAAGTCCCGGAATCCTGCCCGGAACATTCGGTGGTAGCTATTCAGTTTTGATGATCCCAACCTCCGCACCGCAGTGCCCGCACTTCATATATAAATCGGGATACCGGCCCTTGTAGGGGATCTTGGTCTGTGTCTTTGTACCCTTTACTGCGTCCAGCAGTTTCCATCCACACTTCGGGCAATACACTGGACGCATTTTATCTCTTATGTCATTTCCTTCCGCCTCCTTCTTGCTTGGGCGCAAACCAAAACACTCCTTTCCGCCAGAGCCGATCTGGCTGCCGGGGAGCGGGCCTGCAATCTGTGCGCAGCTATTCCTCCACAATGTCCGTGAGCCAATGCGCCACCGGTCTGGAAAGAAGCCGCGCGTTGAGGTACGCCATCTCTAAGGTGAGGCAGGTATTCCCCAAGTAATACCCGTCCATGATCGTGAGGGTCATGGCAAGGTCTGGCTGCTCCATATCGGTCAGGCAGATCGGCAGCAAGTATTGCACCCGGCCCTGATACCCCTGCGGAACCACAATGCTCGGTTCCACCACAGCTTTCCGCCGCGCCAGCTCAACTGCCGTTTCCAAAAGCAGGGGCAGGTTTTGCGCTTCGCGGATTTCTGCCGGGATACGGGAAAGGTTCTCCTCGTCGCCGAGGATATGATCCACGTTGACGCGGATCGGCCACTCCGGGTTGTAATTGACGCCATATTGCGTCATATAGTAGCTGGGCTTCTTCGGCAGTGGGGAGATGTGCCGGAGCATTGGCGACAGCTCGTCCGCAAAGCCCCTGAAATACCATTCCAGCAGGGAGTCCTTCTTTTTATTCCGGTCAAAGCAGGCATATATAGCCTTATACCGCCGGGTGTAGAGGCCCGTATGGAAGCAGCAAAATTCATTCTCAATGTGGAAGTAATCTGCCGCGCTGCTGTGGTTTCTTTCGTCCTTGTAGTCAATAAGCTGTTTCTTAAAGATCGCATGAATGTACCGCTCCAAAATCGGAGTATCTGGATTTTTCGTTAAGTATATAGGGTTTTTGAATCGCCACGGTTCCGGCAGGGCCATCTCCGCCAGCATATCAAGCTGGGAGTACCAGTTCGGGACGTAGGCGAAGGAAAACAGGTCTGGCATGAGAATCAT